AGCAAGTATTAGTTCTTTAATAAATAATAAACAAAGTAAAAGAAGTGAAATAACATTTGAGGTATATAAAACAGTGCTTCAAGATGCAGATAAACGCTGTATTCAATTAATACAAATTGATCTCAAAGATGTTCCAAAGGGTTGATCATGGCTTTTATTCAATCAATATCTCGTTACTACAAACAACCAGTAGCCGACAGTAGTGGTACTTATATCTCTTTAAGAAAGTATAGTAATGGTACTAGGTACTACTTATACACAACTAAGACTGGCGATAGTTTTGATTTAATTGCCTCACGGATAATGAATGATCCTGAGCGTTATTGGGAAATTGCTGATCTTAATCCACATGTCCCATTCCCTGATGAAGTGCCTGTGGGAACAGTTCTTCGGATTCCCGTTCAATGATCTTTAAGTCAACAAGCCCAATATCTCCTAAAGTTGAAATTGTCGTAAACGATGTACCTACCCGCAACATGTCAATTGTTCAAGTAGAACTTGATTTATGTGAAAATAAACATGATCTTCTAAAAATGAAGATAGCCGGTATTCCATCGCAGTTAATAACTGAGTACATAAATAAACCAGTTTATTGTTACTGGGGATTTGGTATTAATTTCCATGAGTTCTGTGGATACATCGCGTCCATAGAGCCTTCATTTAAAAACTATGAAGGAACTGTTAATGGAAGTCAGTTTCAATTAGTTGAGGTGTTATGTATTGGTGCCTCCTATAACATGCGTTCTAAGAAAACTAAACTATGGGAAAACTGTTCTATCCAAAAAGTAGCCACTGAACTGGCTGACAAATATAAATTTAGTGTTTCTACTATTTGTGAAAAGTTTGAGTACCCACGCATTGTTCAGTCAGAAGAATCAGATTGGGAGTTCTTAAACAAAGTTGCTGACATGTATGGTCTCTGTGTATCACTGCACGGAACGCACCTACATGTTTGGAACCCCATGCGCTCACTTGGTCGTCAAACCTCATACCATGAACTTAAAAACATCAAAGCCCGTGGTGGCGATACAAGTGCCTTCCCAGCCGTTATTTTGTCTATGCAGGGTGTTTTTGGCGATTCCATTAAACCTAGGACTAATCATAATATCTCAGTAACAAGCCTTGATAACCAGGGATTTACTTACACATCAAATCAGTTTGAAGAAACAACTGGATTTGGTAAACAAATTGATTTAAATATCACAGACAATATCAGTGTTAACGCTACTTCTGTTGCAATGGCTGATACCTTGGTTGCCGCTACTAATAGAGGAAGTAAGATCCTTAATGCTAATCTTGCATTGACAGGCACAGCAGGGGCATTACCAGGGGGGTTGGTTAACATAACTAACTTTGAATCAACTTTTGATGGTCTGTGGTACATTAAAGATGTAAAGCATACGCTTACCCGCAGTGAGTTTTTTACACATATGCTCGTATCTAAGAAAGATACAAACGACGAGTACCCCACATTCCAAGCAATGTCTACGCCCCCTGAACCACCTGAACCAGTGGTTACTCACGGGGCATGGACATCATCGGTAGAAATGGTAGATTATTATGTTTAAAAACCATTTATTTAAACTTTTAATGATAACTCTAGTCAGTATTAGTTTTGGTTCTTTTTACATAGTATTTTGTATGTACAATCTTTATAAAAGTGTAGGTGGAAATAAATAATGAGATCAATATACTTACCATTAAAATTTAATAATGGAAAAATAGCAACAACTACTGATTTTGACACAATTATTAAACAAAAGATTGTTGATGTGCTCGCTGTGTCCCGAGGTGAGCGCGTCATGCGCCCACAGTACGGTGTTGGCGCCTATGGCATGTTGTATACCACTATTGATCCATTGGTATGGGCGGATTTTAAACAAGAAGCCCTACTGGCAATGTCAGAAGATGTTAGTGGTGTAATTATCCACGATATTAAAATAGAATCTGGTGACCCAAAACAATTGAGTGATCCCACAACGGTGACTATTACCGTTACATATCAGATACCCACATCACAAATATCAAGTGTTACACTTAATGTTAGTGACATTTTAAACGAGGACATGTATGCCTAACTTTGATAACACCGCTAGAGATTACTCCTCTATTCGTACTAATCTTACGAATAGAGCAAGTAGTTCGTTGCCTGAATGGTCGGGCGATGACGCCTCAGACTTTATGTCTACCCTTATTGACCTGTGGGCGTATAGCGCCGACATTATGCACTATTACATTGATCGTGCTTCTACTGAGGCATTCCTTGGTACCGCTACCCAACGCAGTAGTGTTGTATCGCTGGCTAACCTCTATGGGTATGTTCCTAACTATGTTAAAGCCGCCACTGCATCACTGTCAGTCACAAACAACTCAGCATCAGCAGTAACTATTCCAGCAGATACTCAGTTTATTTCAACTGATGGGCAACAGTTTATTTCTACTTCCGCATATTCCGTTGGAGCGAATAGTACAGCAACTGTGAATGTTATTCAGGGTAAAAAGTACACAGCAGAGGCAGTTACTTCAGAAAGCAACTCAATTAGTAGTTCTAGCGATGGTACGCCAGGTCAGCGTTTTCGGTTGTACCGAACTGGTGTTGCTGTAAGTACCGTTCAGGTTTTTGTAAAAGAGGGTGCTTTTGGTGAGGTAGTAGAATGGACCCGCGTAACTAACCTCACTAAGTACGGACCAAATGACTCAGTGTTCACAATATATGTAACTCCAACAGGAATTACACAAATTGTTTTTGGTAATGGTGTTAATGGTAGAATACCCACGGTTAAATCAGACATTACATGCACCTATGTCCAAACATCAGGGTCGGTTGGAAATGTGGCGGCTAACACAATTACAAAACTAGTTAGTAGTAGTTATCCAACTATTATCAATATCACTAATGTTGTCGCGGCTGGCGGTGGTTCTGATATTGAAAGTATTGATTCAATTAAACGAGCCATCCCCAGTGTGATTAGAACGCGTAATGGTGCTGTGTCGTTATCGGACTTTGAAGACTTGGCCCTTACAACACAGGGTGTGTCTAAAGCAGTAGTTAGTTACTTGGGGTCAGCATCAACTGGCGCCTCAATTACAGCAACAGTTATTAATACGCAAACAGAATATTTAACAGATGGTGCGGCTTCCGTATCTATCCCAACTGACTTGCGTGAGCGAGTATCTCGTGAACTATTAGATAACGCAATGCTTGGAGTTACTTTAATAAATGTACCAAATACGGTAAGTTTTACTAAACTTTACTTATACTTAGATTTGTTTGTTAAATCAAACTATGTAAGCACTGTTGTTGTTGCTGATGTAAATAATGCTATTGATAATTTGTTATCATTTGGCAATGTGTCATTTGGGCAGGTAATCACGATAGGTGATATTTACCGAGCGGCGACAGCAGTTAATGGGGTTGACTATGCCGTTGTAACTGGGTTCAACACCACAAACACTAACTCTATTCTTAATAGCGGAAAACTGACAATTGATTCTAACAAACTATTGAAGAAGGGAGCCGTTACTATCGCACCGTATGGCGGTGTTTCGGCAGTCTAATGGCTCGTATATCCTTTACATTTAAAACTAATATTGGAACGAATGCATCAACTACTGGTTCGTTCCTTCAAGCAGGTTCTGCGAATATTGGTGTGGATAACTCTTCTGCATTAAAATCTGATGGATACACAGTACCGCCACTTGATCCTTCGTCCTCTTCCTATTTCTCAGCAATTGCAACTGACTATGACAATGTGGAGTTGCGTTGGGGAATTACAACACCACTTATTGATCCAGCATCGCTTGGAGAAGCAGTACAAGCCGTATCGTTAGCACTGTGTTACTCACCGTTTGGTCCACCACAAACACTTGCTGATGGTCAGTTGCTTGAAACAATTACAGCAAGTAACAGTGTTTCAAAATTACCCCACCATGGTCTCAGTAGTGGCTCCTGGGCTTACTACAGTTTATTTGTAAAATACTCATCTACAACGACTCGTTCATGGTACGAGAAACTTGGCTCTACTGAGGTTCTTGTTCCATTTAATTATGGGTCAACTAACATGCTTTATAGGCGCATTCCATTACATTACCGTCTACAAGATGAGCAACTGGGTATAACTAACCCATTGGGTATTTTTGATGATCGTCCTGATATTGCTATGGCTGGACCGCTATACCGAATGCTGGATGTGTTCGGTTGGGACATTGATGTTTTGCGAACAACAGTTGATTATGTCATGCAACAAAAAGACCCCAATACAGCAAACAGCGACATGCTTAAAAACCTAGCATTAGAGGTTGGTCTTCCGTTAGACATTGAATCTTTAGGTGCCGCTAACCTAAGAAACATATTGATTGACTACGGTTACCTAACTCAAAATGAGGGGCTACCTACCGGAGTACAAGAATATATAACAGCAGTATCAGGGTGTAACTCTACTATTACTTTTAATAGAAGTAACTTATTTAGTGCTACACAAAAGGCAATGAGTAGTGTGGCGGTTACTACTAATGGTAGTAGCGCCCCTGCTACTGGTCAGTGGCTCTTACAACATGGTACAACTGGTACGCCAACAATTGCATTAACTGCGGCAAGTGTTTTTACGGGTAAGAATATTGTCACCCCTACGACTGCCTTACAGATTACTTATTCATCAGGAACTGGTGTGCAAGTTGCATGTCTGAAAACTAAAGTTCAAAATGTTAGTCAAGCAAGCAATATGTACTTAGACTTTGGTGCTACATACGGAACGGCTACTGGTGCGAGTGTTCTTGGTTGGGCGTTATCAACAACTGTTCAAGCGGCGTCAGTAGTGGCATTCACTACTAGTACTGGAACTGCATCATCTGCTACTAGTTTTATTCCAACGCTGACAAATGGGTCAACCAGTGTGTATGAACAACCTGTCTATTTGGGAACACCTGGAAATGGAACTCTTAGTACAACTGATATGTACTTACACATGTGGGTTGCCATGGATGCAAATAGTGAGTCTGTCTTTATTATTCCAAATAGTATTAATACACTAAATAACTATCCTTATAATATTGATGTTGACTCTCAAAAACTTAACCTTGTGCGAGACCCCCAATTTACGGGTGGAATAAGTACCTCTGCCGCTTCAGCAACTGTTGCCAGCAAATATTGGAGAGCGTATACATCAACGGGAACTAACACGGTTGATGTTACTAACAGAGTCCTAACACTCACTCCGTCTACAGCCGCTTCGGTTACCTTGACAACAAACATTACAAACGATGGCACTACCTATAACTACACCCCAGTATTGCGTGGAATTAACTACTATTTTTCTATTGATGATATTAACGATAATGTTTATAAGGTCACATTACAAAATGACGACAGTACAACTACTGTTGCTCAGTCAACACTGATTTACCGCAAAGACACATTGACAAATGGATTCAGAAAATACTGGCAACTAACTGTTCCTGACTCTTCTCCATGGTACCCACTTAACTCATACAGATACTCTATTCATGTTTGGGCGACAGCCACTACTAGTGTTCCAATGAAAGTTACAAGACCACTGTTTGAACCGTACTCCCCCAATGAGTACTTTGACGGCAACTCAGATAATGGTGGTTGGCTTGGTGGTTCCGAGGGTGGCGTTGGTGCGATTAACTCTAATGCTGACTATCGGTGGGGTGGGGCTACCGCACATACGAGTTTTTCATATTACACATCCGACTACAACCGCTCTGTGAATAATGTTAAACAAGTAATTGATAATGTTGTCCCAGCAACTGAATACACCACGGCTCTTGCTAACCTGAGGTTTAACCGAATCCCGGGTTACACAGGAGCAGGACAACCGTGACCTTACTCATAGGCGGCTTAGCCGTTTATAAAGTTATCCATATCATTACAAGTGCCTTGCCAAAGAAACTGAATGGTTGGGTCATTGTTTTGTCTGGGGCAATTCTGGGAATCATTATTTCCGTCTTTATATCTTCCGAGGATGTTGTGTTTAGTGGGTTGGCTATGGCTACAATTGCCAGTGCCACTCACTCGGTGTTGCGATTGATCACTCTCGTAGGTGACTCATCAATACGCCAGTCCTTCCAATAGGAGAACAACATGCCCACCAAGAAAGTTATTGGTGTTATCGGAAAAGGTAACGCCAGCCTCAACATCATTGAAGACTCATTGTCCGAACTGGTCAATGACAGTATCTTTGTCCTGCCATGGTACGGCGGTAAGCCTGATGAAAGTCTTGACCGCGTCTACACCGCAATCATTGACTTTGGTCATGAGTACATCATGGTCGGTAACCGTATTCCGCGCTCAGTCTTAAAAGATGCCAAGGATTGGGAAGATACTGAGGATGCAAACTCCGCAGTACTCAATTATGTACAACGATTAGCGGGTGAGAAGTCGTTGCTCGTTTTGTGGGATGACGCTCCTGAAACTGAAGACACATTGCTGAAGGCTCATGCCAGCGGTATCCGTTTGCTTGACCTCACAAATGCACTTGCGCCAATTGATGTCGTTGATGTGCAGGAAGTCGTAGAAACCCCTGAAGTGCCAGCAGTCAACACTGCACGAGAAGAAGCACTTGCGGAAGCCCTTGCTGACATTAATAAAAAGTATGACTCAGAAGTAACCGCTCCTGAGTCGGGAGCATTCACTGAAGCGGAACTCCGATCTCAGCCAATCGCATCATTGCGTCGTCAGGCTAAGTTGCTTGGGATTGAAATTGAAAAGACTACGACCAAGGAACAACTCATCGGTATCCTACTGAATGGTCTTGATGACATTGGTTTGGTTGAGCCAGTAACTAAACTGCCAGTAACTAAACTGCCAGTAACTAAACTGCCAGTAACTGCTTTGAAGGTCACCGTGCACAGGTCTGAGTATGAATTGGCGCATTACATGTTTTCTAGTGAAAATATTCCCCATGTTGAACAAATATTGGGCGCTCTACAAATGATTGCACCAGAAGATGACAATGTACATTCATTTTAAAATGTAGCCACAGTTACATCCAAATGTAGCCACAATAAGAAACACCCCCTTGCGGGGGTGTTTTGTTATTCACTTCTTTTTAGCGGGAGACTTTTTGGCTGGTGCCTTTTTGGCTTTTGCTGGACCTTTTCCGTAGCCAGGGTCCTTCTTGTCTTTGATACCACATCCACATGCTGTGCACATATCATTTACCTCCCTTCTTAGACGCTTTCATATTGTCAATAAGATTAGGGTAAGGCCGGCCCGCGGCCTTGGCGGCGGCTTTTGCCTTAGCCTTCTGATCGGGGGTTAGTTTCTTATCAGACTTAGTGGGGTCTTTGGTTTCCCATACCTTCTTTTTAGTAGCCATCAGCAGTCCCAAGCACGAAGAGATTTGTTAATACGGGAGTTAGGGTCTTTAGCAGTTTTGGATGAAGTGTTCTTTTCCTTCATGCCTTCCATACGCGCACAAAAAGAAGCACGACGAGACGCTGATTTTGGAGATTTAGCGGCTTGCTCCTTCTTTACTGGTGGCTTAAGGTCGCTACCAGGATTCGCCTTTTCATAGGACTTGCGCCCTTTTTCATTAAGTCCACCCTCGGGGTCCTTGCCCTCAGAGCGTGTCCACGCTTCGGTCTTTTTCTTAGTTGCCATAGTTACTTCTTTCCTCGGTTACGGGCGCGATTCTTAGATGGGTCTTCCTTAACTAATTTACCATCTTTTGTGTGAGATAGATCATCCCCACCCTTACCCATAATGCCACGCTTGCGTCGCTCCTCCGAGAGTTCGCGGCGCTTTTCCTTCTGTTCAGGCTTAGCGTTAAATTTCTTATCTGTTTCAGCCTTTTTCTTACGAGCCTCAGGGTTATCTCGGTAGTACTGTGCTGTCCGCTTTGGGTCTTCTGCTTTACGGGGAGCCATTACTTCACCGAAGCCCGCAACTGCCACGACCACTTCATTTGGCTGTCAACCCTCTCAGATAAGAAGTTTGCAATGCCCTGCTGGTCAGCCTTTGTTGCTTCTTTGAATGAAGCATTTAACTGAGCAATTAGCGCCTCGTTAGCCTTCAGTAGGGCTGAGGACATTGCCTTTGGAGTTGGGCTTACCTCTTTAACTTCAATCGTTCGTAGGTCAATAAACTTCTGAAGATTAAACGGGGCGTAATCATCCAACTTGCGGATGTTCTCAGCCACTGGGTCAATCATCGCATATGCATCTTCATAGATTTCTGCGAAGAGACCGTGGTACTGGCTGAAGTCAGAACCCTCAACATTCCAGTGAAATCCGTGCGCCATGAAGTAGAAAGTGACGGTGTCAGATAACAGGGTTTTGAGGGATTTGGTAAGGGCTGGGGCTGTCGCCATGTGTGGACTCCTTGTATGGAATGGGGCGCTTATAGCATAACTCTACACTATAGCGCCCCATCCATAACCACCACGCTGAGCAAGGAGATCAGCGACACCCGAGGAGAACCACCAACTCGGTGTTTAGATCATACAGAAAGAAATCAGTGTACGCAACACCTTCTCCTCCTTTTCTTGTGTATGCTTTCCGACACCACGAGGAGCCACCATGTCTAGAAAACTTAACGGACCATTTGCCGCGGTCCCAATATGGGCGATTGATTTGATCACCAAAAAGGGCAATCCGACCCACTCCCATATCCTCATGTGCATCATCCGCTTGACCCCTTTTGATGGCAATCCGATTATGACAATTGACGACATCTCAGGAATCTCAGGACTGTCACCTTCTACGGTTAAACGATCAATTAAGTGGTTAGAGTTACACAAAGTAGTAACATCAACCATACTTTCAGCGAACCGTGGGAAGAGCATAATTGTTAATTACCGCAAGCCCAAAGGGGGGTTCACCAGTGACCTAGCCCTACGCAAAGGTGGGGTCACCAGTGACCTGCCTACCCCCAAAGGGGGGGTCACCAGTGACCTACCAGGGGGGTCACCAGTGAACCCCCCACGAGGCTGTGAGCAGGGGGAACGCGTCTCTATAGATAGTACTTTAGATATAGTACAAAGGAAAATGTCTAACGACATTTTCCTTTGTGGGCTTCGCCCGAAAAAACAACAAGGAGAACCTATGCCCACTTTTGGTGCTGACCCCGACAACGACCGACCATGGGATGAGACCATCGCCCTGAAGAAAACCACCAGTGAAGTCTCACAAGTACTAGATCATTTTGAACTCACCGCCCGCAGGGTTGGTGGGAAGATAACCCCCACGGGGGAGCGCCCAGCATTCCGCGCTCAGATCAAGCGCCTAATCAACGCTGGGGTCAAGGTCCCCGACCTGACCAAGATGACCGAGGAATTCTTTGCCCTATCACGGAACATTGAATCCCCAGCGCCATGGCGAGTCTTTTGTTCCCGAGAAGTCCAAACAGGGATGATGTCCAAAATGACAGGGGTCTCGCAGAACTCCCCGATACTGGGGTGGGTATCCGACGATTTTCAGCATGGCTCCGATCTCCCATGGGACGAAGACATTAATCAAAAAATGCAAAAGATTATTTGGAGGCGAGGGATGGATGTCGCGTACAGATATCCCGAGTTGCTGGTGGGTATCGCAGAAGTGGCATTTGAAGACATCTCGTTTTTTGATACTTTAATCCAGTCAGCATCCTTCCTCATCACAAACTGCACGACAGTGCTTGACAACGAACTGGCTCCTGTGCGTAGTATCTTGACCGACGCAGGGATTGTCATCCCCGAAGATATTCTTGCCCGCAAGAACTTGCGTGAGTTAGCACCATCACTCAAGCAAGCCGTAGTTAATTATCAACTCACAAGGAGAACCACAACATGACCTCAGCACCGCCGACCGAATGGAAATCAGCACGATGGTGGCAGAACCGACCTCTTGAGGAGCGACTTGCATGGGCCAACTTCCCACCGCGTTGGAAAGACGCCCAGTACGAAGAATCTCTGATTTCAGACAAGACCTTTAACGCCATCGCTAAGTTCATCAGCGGTGAATCCAACGGTTTGTTTTTGCATGGACCAAGCGGTGCTGGCAAGACCCCAATCGCAGTATCTATCTTGCGGGACATCCTCACAAACAAATCTGCTTCAGGTCGGTTCATTACGGCAGATCGCTATGTTGAGATGCTCAAGGACCAGTTTGACAACGATAACGAACTTCCCGAGATGTACTCCATGCCACACATCGTCAAGTACCTCAAGGGTGTTTTTGACATTGTCGTGCTTGATGCAGTTGGGGATGAACGATCAACTGAATTCTCACAACATGAAATCGGGAGTTTATTGCGCCGACGCAATGAGGACCTTCGTAAAACAATCATTACAACATGCCTGTCCCCAACCGAATTTGTTCGGCGCTACGGTGATCGTGTTGCAACTGTTCTAGAGGACATGACGATCAGCACGGTGTCCTGATGCAGGGCAATGACCTAGCCCCATACGCACCAATCCAGCAAGCAGTTTTGTTTGAGGGAGTCTTAGCAAGTTACCCAAAAGGTGCAAAGTCAGTACGCAACTGGTTTGCATCAAAAGTCAAAGACATGCCCACACTGGTTAACACCATGAAGCCAAACGAACTACCACTGAAGTCTCTAATTGATTCAGTGAACCGCCGTGGTATTGGTACATTGATTTACACGCTCATGCCAGTTGAGGCAGTTCCCGAAATTGAGCATTGGTTAATCCGCAAAGGTGTTTCTACTTCGGTAGAGGCTTACCCTGACATTGAAACATTGGCAGAAGACCTACGCTTCAACAGAAGTATTCATGTTATTTATGTTGCCACCCAAGAACAGCAAGCAATCATTGGGATACGCGCTACAGTGCTTGGTTCCGAAAGAGCGTGGTAATCATGTCGTCCCCCGAACATCTCCTAGTTTCAAAGATCATCCAAACTGCTGACATTGCAACGCCGTTAAAATCCGGAGTTAAGGAAGAACACTTTTCAGATACATGGCAGGGCGTGTGGCATTGGCTTACGGGCTTTTACCGAGAACACAATGCCGTACCGACAGCGCGTGTATTCAAGTCACAGTACGCCGACATCCAGTTGTATGACGCCGAGGCTGAAACATTCTCACGACTCATTGAGGAAATCTTTCAGGCGCATACTCAGCACCGTTTGATTGAGGTCATCTCAACAACAATGCCATTGTTGAATGTTGGTCGTACCAAAGATGCCCTAGACACACTGACGGTTGGTATTCAAACAGCCGCGGTTGAAGTGTCCCGCATGCGGGATATTGACATCATCCAAAACTGGGAAACTCGCGTTATGCGCTACGAAGAAATGCGTAGCACACCAAACTCCCTGCGCGGTATCCCAACAGGGTTCTTTGGTTTAGACAGAATTACTTCAGGTCTCAGACCGCAACAGTTCGTTGTATTCGTGGGTGAGCCAAAGCGTGGTAAGTCTTTGTTTGCTCTTATCATTGCTAACTCTTGCCACATCCATGGCAAGATTCCCATGTTCGTTTCGTTTGAAATGAGCATTGAGGAACAAGAAGCGCGTTACGACGCAATCATCTCCAAGACCCCATTCAACAAGATTCTTCGTGGTGAGTTAGATAACAAAGAAATGGAACGCATTCGTCGCTCCCTCATGCAACGCAAGAACATGCAACCGTTTATCTTCAGTGAAGACACCTCGTCACTCACGACTATCTCAGCCCTTACGGGCAAGGTCAAGGAGTACTCACCTGACCTATTGATCGTTGACGGTGTGTATCTCATGGACGATGAGGAAGGTGAAGCCAAAGGAAGCCCGCAGGCATTAACCAATATCACCCGTGGTCTAAAGCGTATGTCTCAGAAACTTGACATTCCTGTTGTGGCAACGACGCAGGCTCTTGGTTGGAAACTTGGTAACAAGAAGACGCGAGCAATTACTACCGACGCAATTGGTTACTCATCGTCGTTCGTGCAAGACGCAGACCTAGTACTCGGCGTTGAGCGTAACCCTGACTTAGACGATCAAGCAATCATTCGCGTAGTCGCGGCTCGTTCCGCACCCACAGGTGAAGTACACATCAAGTGGGACTGGGAGAACATGGACTTCTCGGAGGTGACTGCGGATGGCTATGGTGTCGGAGACGCATTTGACTGATCTTGGGAATGTCCTCAAGTCACTCGGCGTAGATATTCGCCGTGCCGAGGGCAAGGAAATCTCAGGACGCTGTCCCGTACACAAGCGCGTCACGGGACGCGATGATGGTTCCCCATCATGGAGTATGAGTGCAGAGACTGGTCTATGGATTTGTTTCTCATGCGGTGCCCGCGGAACATTGAGCATGCTGGTCTCAGAATTAACTGGAGAACCAGACGCGATTATGGCTGTCCATCACTTTCTGATTGACCGCAACTTAGAAAGACTTACTTCTGAGGTAGAAGTTGTTAAAAAGAAACCCGAAGTTGATTGGATTTCATTTTCAAAGTTTGGTGCCGCACCCGAAACAGAACTCAGGAAACGAGCAATTGACCCCGACCAAGCCCGAAGTCATGGTATCCGATGGGATACGGAGCGAGCCGCTTGGATTATCCCCATCGTTAACCAGTTTGGTGACCTACAGGGATGGCAGACCAAGGCTAAGGACTGGGTCCGCAACTTCCCAGTTGGTGTCAAGAAATCTGAGAGCCTGTTTGGCATTGAACGCTTCAAGGGCGGTACAGCAATCTTGGTGGAATCCCCACTTGATGTTGTGCGCTTTGCCAGTGTCTTTGACAAGCCACAAGCCTTAGCGACTTTTGGGGCGGCTGTCAGTACCAAGCAGATCGGTCTCTTAGCATCAGTTGCTGACAAGGTAATCATTGCAATGGATAACGACGATGCTGGAAAACAGTCATCAAAGAAGTTCTTTAAATCCTTGCCATACTTCCGCAAAGGTGTATGGTGGTGGGATTATTCGGGGACTACCGCCAAAGACATTGGTGACATGACCAATAATGAAATAGAACTCGGATTAATAAACTCAACGCAAATGCCGAATTGGTAATCTGCGCGCTATATTTACAAATCAACCCAGGAGGACCAAATGCCCAAAATTATTAGACAAGAACCATCACCGTCTGAGGACAACTACATCCAAAGGCTTACCGAGGAATACCTCAAGTCAAAGACTTTCAGTGATTTAGCCACTGCCCGTACCGACGAATTGAAAAAAGAGTTGTCGGCGCTAGTTGACACTGATGGGTATGCCGACCATAAGGGAAGCAAGTGGATTGAGACCAAGGGTGGTATTCAATTAAAGCGCGAGCGTCGCGTCTCAGTTTCCTTGAACCATGAGTCAGCCCGCGAATGGGCTGAGAAGAACGACCTGTGGGATCAGATATCCGTCACCGTTCAGATGTTGGATGAAGATGCCCTCGCTACCGTGGCTTGGGAACACCCCGAATTGCAATCAGAAATCCAGGAACTGTACTCCGAAAAGGAATCGTGGGCTTTTAAGGTCATTGAACCTAAAAAGTAATACATGATAACCTTAAAACAAAGGGAGGCAGTCATGTCTAAGTCAACAACCGATCAAGTACCTCCCGGGAGATGGGAATGTCCGAAATGTGGCTCTCTACTGGAGACGATGATCCCAACGAACGGACCACCTCTGTGTTCCCGACACACTGGTGGCGTCGTCCCGTTCATAATGACAACCAAGAAGCCCGCGAAGGAGACTCCGAGTTCATCCTGACAGTGGATGCAATCGTTAGTCTCTTACGAGTAATTTCTGTATGTCCAACTGAAGATTTAGCAAATGCATTATGTGATTCTGAAACTGGTGTTTCATTAGATGAACAAGAGCGAATAGTCTCATGGTGCGATAATTTGGCTGACGGTATTGTTAGTTACGAGGAATAACAATGGGGATTGACCCAATTGAACTAATGGGAGGATTACCTGACTGGCCTGGTTCCCGCCCACCTAAAAATAGAGGTAAAAACAAACCAATTGCAGTCAATACTATTAATGGCGCACAATCTAAGAGTTATCGCATTAATGGTGTAGATGTAGAAATGTTCACAATTGGCGAAGCAGGAAAAGCAATCAACCGATCAGCAAGTACACTAAGAATGTGGGAGCATCAAGGGTGGATACCAAAGACCAACTACAGGACATCCGCACCTCGGAAATCTCAGTTACCAAACAAAGTACCCAAGGGTCGTCGCCTGTATACTCGCAAGCAAGTAGAATTCCTGAAAGACTGTATACAGCGCTTCAACTTGGACGACAGAAACTCCAAGCACTGGAATGACTTTAGACATTACGCAATAACTAATTGGCCCAAGTGACTTGGGAAATTATTAAGAAAAACGCGCCGAACAGCAAATCGCAAGATATGCTCGGTCACCAAGAAC